CTGTCAAACCAGAAGTGATATGAACAATAGAGTCCTTAGCAATCTTTAATCCTGTAGTGGATGGACCTACAGACTTGTTTCCGTAATTGAAACCCTTTTCATTAAAGACATAGTATTCATTTTGAATACGTGGAACAACGGCTTCGCCACCATCTCCACCAGGAACTTTTTTCTTTACTACTTCTCTAATTTTTCTAATTTTTCTTGGATCAATATATCTTACTTGTTTGATACCTGCTGATGGATTTTTTTCATCAATAATTACATGATAATACAAACGTCCATCAACATACCAACGGCGGTAAATTTCGTAAGCAGTACCTTGGAAATTAAGAATATTTAATATATTCTGAAACTCATCACGAATAACTTTTTTAACTCTATCCGTAATATTTACATTGTCTAAGATAATAGAAACAATATTTTCTTCATCGATAGACATTGTTTCATTAACAATTTCATCAATAGCAGAGTCAACTTCTGGCTGTAGTGACATTTCACGATACTTCGTGACAAGTTCAGCCTCAGTTCTTACAGTTCCATCAAGATCAACATATGTCCCGAAAGCACCACCGGCAGCAACAACGACTGCTCCGTCATCTGTCTCTTTTGGAGCAAATGACGGAGCAATCTGATCTTGCTCTATCGCACGTTTAAATTCAAAACCAAATAATCTCATTTATATAATGCTTTCGAGAGGTGTTATATTACAATCCAGTTAAAACGTTATAAGGTGTTGATACTGGTGTGTCCCCCTGAAGACCCTTTGGTGTTATAGTAGGTACAGGTACCCAATAATCATATGCAAATGTAACATTAAATGTTTGAATTTTATTTGTATCTTCCCAATCCATATCCATTGCATCTACGGAAATAGGAAAGAGACCAACAAGATTATATGCATTAATTCGGGTACTATTTTTACCGTAAGCATTAATAGTTGCATTTGTTTTATAACCAGAAGAAGTGGGCATTCCAGTACTTCCATCACCTTGTGGAATTGATCTCACGTTACCTTCTAATGTGTTAATAGAATTTGACCATGATTCCATAGCTTTTCTTACAACATAGTCTTCATCATTCATAATTGTTACAGTCCAATCAGCAAATTCTCTATCACCAGCTACCTTCACCATTCTACCAAAATAAGGAACATTAATAGAATTCAAAGTAGAAGCTGGGATACTTGCTGCTCTACAAGTAAATCTTAAACGATTTTCAGCACGAGAACTATTAACTAAAACACTCTGTGGTAGTACCATTTGTACATCAAATAATGTAGGACGGGCGCCACCGTTTATTAAACCACTACTAAGAATTTCAGTGACATTAAAAGTCATTTTATTACTCCTAAACTTTTATATATTTATTAGAACTGTCCAACTACTGTAGAGAACTGAACACCAGTGGCTACAGCTACGAAATTCAACTGAATGTAATTAATAGAACGGTTTGGCTTAATGTAGATATCACCGATAAACTGGTTTGCATCAATTACCTCTGGTGTATTATTTGTGGTGTCACAAACAACCAAGAAGTCAGTAATACCACGATTGGCTTGAATACCACGTAGATATGGAGTTACCATGTTTACGAACTGTGATCTTGTGAATGCATCATTGAACTCGAACAATGAGAAACGAGAAGCAGAAGCGATAGCTTTTTCAAGTGTAATGAACAATCTACGAACATTGATACGATCAAAGGCAGATGGCTTTACTGTTGCTGTTCTGTCACCAAATAGAACTGTACCCTGACCTGGGAAAGATACAATTGGGTTAATTCCGTTTGGATATAGAAGGTCTCTATCGGCCTGCTTTGGATTCCAACGAAGCTTTACCACATTCAATAGCTGTCCACGGTTGAAACCTGCTGGAGACCACCAAGGATTGTTTGTCAAGTCAGTTCTTGCACATAGACCAGCAACGTCACCATTTGTTGGAACGTAACGATAGACGTTTGCGTAACGGTCATACATGTATTTGTAACCGCTATCGATTACCATAAATGATGAGTCACGTAGACTGTTTCTCCATGTTACAAGAGACTGAGCAATTGTTAATGGATTATTTGTAACTACTGAATCATCTGGTGTTACGAAAATTACAACATCTTTTCTTACTGTTGCAAGATTATCAACCAACCAGTTAGCTAGCTGATATGTAGGACCACCAGGACCACCAGTTGGAAGACCCTGCATGATCAAAGATACTGGAATTGATGTATTTTGATATAACTGATATGCATTTGCTAGGTCAGGAAACTGAACATTTGTTTCAGATTGGTTGTCTGTTCCACCAATAAACTGTGTTGTGAATGGAAGAACATTTGTTGAGGAAGCAATAGCAGCAGAAGTTGCTGAAGCAGCACCATGACGGTCATTACCAAACCATACATAACTTGACTTCTGATTTAATACTGTTGCATAATAATTTGTTTGTGAACCTACAGTTGTAGCATCTGTTGCTCTTGAAAGACCAGAATAAATTTCAAGAACCTGACCCTGAACACCAGTAAATAGACCATTTTGGTCAACTACAACAAGACTCAAAGTATCAACCGCTGAAGTATTACCATACTGTTGAACATAAGGAGAAGTATTTGGTTGTGGAAGAAGGTTGCTATACTGCCAGCTTCTCTGAATGAATACGTTAGCTGTAGAACCATTTAGAGTTGTATTTGCAACATATGCAACAGGAAGCTGATAATTAGTAGCAAAATTAAATGTTACAACTGCGTTTGATGAATTATTTACGTAAGAAATACCTGTAATCTGTAGCTGCTGTATTCCAATTGAACTGTTTCCTACTGTTAGGAGATCGCCATTAGCGAAAGAAGAAACAACAACACCGGCATAAGTATTTGCAAGAGTTCCTACAATTGTTGCAGTTAAAGTATTTGAACCAACTGCAATATTTACAGCACCATTAACAGTTGCTGTACCATTTGAGAAGTTTAGGTTTACGTTTGAACTCCAAGCTGTTGTGCTGTCACAAACAGAAATTCTTAGAGAGTTACCAAGCGCACCTGGATACTTTGCAACATATGAAACTGTATTACCAGCACCTGTAATAGCTGCAATAGATGTCTGTGCAGTTGAAAGATACTGATCTGAGTTTGTTACAGAAGCAGCACCAAGAACAGCATTGTTAACAGAGCTAAGAGTAGAAGCTACAGCATTGAAAGATGCTGCTGTGGCATTTGTTGTATTAGCTGCACGTGATACATACATAGAAGTACCATAGCCAAGGAAGCTAGCTGCTGTAAAGAATGTTTGTGGATTTAGAGCGGATTGTGGCTTACCAAACTTGTAAACAAGATCGGTTTCGCTAGAAACTAAAACAGCCTGACCAACTGGTCCCCAAGGAAACACACCGGCAATACCACCGACTGTAGTTGAGATTGCTGGAACGATTGTTGTTTGATCAATTTCTGAAACGTTTACGCCAGGACTTACGAGAGCCACCATTTTTTTCTCCTTGGAAAAAGATTATAGGACAAGTTTATTCTATTTATAAATTCCCATATTCTTCCGCAAACATCCAACTATCTCTAGATGTTAAATCAATTACTTCTAAAATTGGTGTTCCCATATCCACAAAACCAAAAGGAGTCATTGAGTCTGTTATCTCTTCTTCAGACTTCTCTCTCAATTTCATCAAAGTATTTATATCAGTATATTCTTTAAAATAAGATTGATCTGTTAGCCAAGCAAATAATACCAAACACATAGCCAAGTCATCAGTATTACCGGCTTCAGCTTCGTAGCTGTTTCCTTTTTTAGAGAATACACTCAATTCATGAATTGTATTATAATCATTAATAATTAATTGATTTTGTTCAACTAATAACTTAAGAATAGAACAACCTGTGGCCTTAACTGACCTAGAAGTATTTATACCTCTATCTACATTCGATCCTGTAGCAAATCCTGAAGTAATTCTTTTTCCACTTCTTCCAGCATTTTCAGTAAACAACATATTATCATATTCAAAATCAAATTGGAGTGCTGTTGCCACTTGATCACCCATGTTATTGACTTCAACAAGCATCGATGCATTATTATATGATTTTGCTACTCTGAACAAAACGTCCGCATAATCTAAAGGAGCTATCATGTTATTTCTATAAACACATACTTGCTCATAAGGCATTTTTGATACATCAAATACAACAAAAGCAGAATAGTCCAATCCCCTACCTTTTGAACTATCCACAATCATCACATATGATTTTGTTTTATCTGGTGCGATATACATAGACAACCCTTCTTTTTCATGAATGGGTAGTCTGTTTACTAGTTCTTTCAATTTCCAACCAGCAATAAGAGTTCCTGAAGAACCCATAAACTCAACTTCATATTCCTGTGCGAACTTCTCAATATCGAAGTTCATCGAAGCAAGAGTCTGCTGCCTCCAATTTTCATCACGCCCTGGAACATCTTTCCAGGTTACTCTGATAGGCTTATAGCCGTTGTTTTCTTCACCCTTCTTATGTGCATTCACCCATAGCTTATGGAAGTGATTTAAACCATTCGGAGTAGAAACTAGAACAATCTTTGTGTCTTGACCAGATGAAATGGTAGGATAAACTGAGGTAAAGAATGAATCCCAGTTTTCAATGAATGCCGCTTCATCGATGAACAACATGTTAATAGAGAAACCACGAATGTTATCAGAAGATGTAGCAGAAGCAATAACTCTTGAATCATTTTCAAGAACAAAAGAACCTTTGTTCCATTCAAGAACACCTTGCTGCATCCATTTTGGAAGATGCTGATATGCTAGCTGAACACGTCCTAGAATTTCTCTAGCTGTCTCACCTTTGTTAGCAAGTAGAGCAACAACCTTACTATCATTAAAAAGAATATAATGTAAAATAAATGAAACAACTGCTGTAGTTTTACCTGCCTGACGTGCAGTAGCAATGATAGAAAATCTTTCTTTATGCATTGTATCAATCATTTCAGACTGATATGCATAAGAATCAACGTTAATAATTTTAACATATTTCTTAGCAAAGTAAATTGGGTCTTTACTACATTTTGCATATTCTTTAACTAAATCTGGCGTCCAATTTACACTTACACCAGAACGTTTTAGATTTGGATTACCTAGATAACCCTTATAGTTCTGGATTTCTGTCATTTCTCATATCTTTCAATACTTTTTGTAATTCGGCAGTAGAACCTACAAATAAATTATTTGTAATGCTTTTTGCTTGTTCGCTATTAGGAGCATTAGCTTTGTCAATCTCTTTAATTTCTTTTTGAAGTTCTAATAGCTTTTCATTTGCAATCACCATTGAATCCATCAATTTAGCTAAAACTTCGAAGGCTCTTGGGTTTTGAGATTGATCTGCAATAGTAGCTAATTTTGAAATAGCATCATTACCATTTTCTATTATTTCTCTTATATTTGCTCTTGCAAATGTAAAATCTTCTGTTGCACTATCATTTACAGCTTTTTCTACTATAGTGGCAATTGTTCCTGAATAAATTTGAGGAGTGAGACCTAAAGACTTATCAATTGGATCTTCATCATTATTTTCATCAGACATTAAGTATTGACCTCAGTTATTGTTGTGACAAATCCATAATTACTATTTGCTGTGATACTTGAAACAGGAATCGATTGTGCAGAGTTAGAAGTTGGTTGACCGTTAGCTGTTAAACCAGGGACATTTTGAACGAGAACACTCGCATGAGGAGTATTACCAACAGCAGTAGAAAGTTGTCCATCAGCAACATTTGGTATATAGAATTCTGTATTGGCAAATTTAATAACTGTTGAATTTTTAACTGGTCCATAAATGTATCCTTTCAACGTAAAATTTAATACCCAAACTAAAGCTCTTCTGTCTTTAAAATTACCTTCATATACATCTTCTATAGAAACTTTATCAAGAATTACTGGTATGTTAACATATTGATTCATTTGTGGAATCAATTCTGCTTTAACTGTCCAATCAGGTGTAAAATAAGGAAGAATTTGTTCTACTATTTTCGAACCATCTTCTGCATTCTTTACATAAACATAAAGAGAAAAACCAATATCATATGGAACTGGATTATATTGATAATAAAGTTGTCCGTTGTTATTTGGATTTTGAACAACTGATCTTCCAACACTTTCCAGTTTTCTGCTACCATCATAAGAGAAATCAGTCATTTCAAAAGACATGACAGGAAGTTGAATTGCTGTTTGTCTATCAATATTTGGGTCTTCTGTGACACGTGCAAGCATCTTATCCTTTGGTCCGTATGTAATAGGAACCTTGATAATCTGCGTTGTTTTACCGGCACTATTTGTTCTAGTGATATTAATATCATCGAACAAAGTACCGAATAAAGTTACATATTTTCTTATTGTTGAGAAATAATAATTAGAACCAAACATTATAGATCATTTTCCGCGAAAGGATTTCTTTGTGAGAAACTTAGGAACGAATCAGAACCAGTTTGGAAATTATTTGAACCCTTTTGTAGAGTTATATTTTCTGCTGCTGGATCGATAGTTTCTAAATTGTATGCATCAAATACAAGAATATCTTCATCTTCATTTACAAGATAATTATAATTTTCATCAAGAAGAGCATAATCAAGAACATTTGTAGATAGATTTTGTTGCATCGAATCGATAGCAGCAATACCAGTATTGATAATTTCGTTGCTGTATTCAAACAACTCGCAAGTAAGTTCCCAAGTTTGAAGAGCACCAAGCTGATAAAACATTTCAAACTTATTTACATATTTTATT